TAGGTCTTAATCTATGTAAGGTATATTCATCATTAACTTGTATTATAATTTTATTTTCTGTAGTATTATGATATGGACTTTTTGTAGCGAACCATTCACCCTCATTCCTATTTTCCCGTATCTCATCACCGTTAGGATTACTTAATTCTAAATCATCAATTTCCCTAACCTCTTCGGGAATACTATATTCGTTAATTAATTCTTCTGTCCCATCTGAACCTATTCTATATAATCTATAAATGTCATTAGTATGTATAGTAATCGTCAATTCATTAGAATCATCTTGTGTATCACCATGAAATGAACTATTATGTAAATTCTTTTCATCTATAACTACCTCAGGAGATACTGAAGGTTCTATTGGTACTTCATCCACTACCGTTACATCAACTGGTAAATCATATCTTCCTATTTCTTCTTCATTACCATCTGGGTTTACTTTAATTAATCTATAAATGTCATTTGTTTGTATTGTTATATCTAAATCAGTTGAATCAGTTTGACCTTCCCCATGAAATGGACTCTTATTAAATTCAGTTTCATTACCACCTTCTCTAATAAGTGAAGAATCAGAATTATCCGTTGGTATATCCATTGTAACAGTTCTATCTGTTTGCATATCAAATGTTTCATCCGTAACAATTGCATCTTTAATGGTAATTTTACCATTTCCTCTCTCATCTCCATCTGATGACATTAATTCAGTAAATCCTTCTTCAGTACCAGTAATAGTTGTTGATACTGTAGTATCATCTATAAAAGTAACAATCCCAGTAGACGGAACTTCAATTTCTTCGGGTCTTTCTACTGACATATACGGAGTTGGTAATGATGTGGATGAACCAGGTTCACATTGTATATCAGTATAATATCTATTACCAACTAAAGTAATAGGATTATCTTGTTCATCACGATCTCTATCTCCTTGTCCAACACCTTTACCTAAATACCAAGATAATTTTCCTGTTCCTTCTGGTGGAATAGTTATACGACTATATTGACGCTCCCAAGTTTTACCATTTACAACCTTTGTTTCTAATACAGTTCCAGCTCCACCTATCGCAGGACCAGTTAAATTATCAATAAATGCTTTTGAAGAAAAATGTGCATTTATACTACCATTCCACCTATCACCATGATGTACCCAACAACTCAATACATAAGTTTCACCAGGAATAACATCAAATGTCATTTCATATTCTACATCTTTAGTTCCACCCCTACTCGATTCTGGACTGGTTTCTAAACACCACTTACTATGACCTGGATTTGAAAATTCAACTATCTCATATATTGGACTACTATCATTTTCTTCAGCAACACCCTCTCCAGAATTAAAATGACCATTAGTTACTAAATTGTTAGCTGGTGCAATAGGAATAGTTTCAACAACAGGAAGATATGTTGATATAGTTTCTGGATTTTCTGCATAATCTATAACAAAGGCATCTCTTACAATAAGAGTTCCACCTTTCATTAATTCGTTTAATGATACTTCTTGTCCCTCATTGAGTACCCAATTTACTGTAACTTGTTTTCCACTATCATCAAAAGTTAAAGGTGATTCTCCATTAATATCTGCCTGACATAAACAAGTATACCCCAATAATCTAAATCGTTCATTAAAATCAATATCATTTATTGCTGGATTAGGACGAATTCTTATTTCTGTTCTATCACCAGATATATCTTGTAACCAATATTTGTCATCCTCTACTGAAAGTTCTATACGCCTTCCTTCTACATCTTTAGATGTTTCTGAATCTTTACTTTTTTGTTCAGTAGTAGAAGTCGATTCAAGTATAGGTGCATCTATCGTTCCAGCATATATACCACCATCAGTATCTATATAATATTGTCCATCCCAAATTGTCTTATCTGATTTTTTAACTAAAACAACATCATCAGAACCACCAATTCCTCTTAAAAAATTATATACTATTTTATAAGTTCCACGTTCATAACCAAGAGATCTAACATGGTCACCTATATCTAATTTATCTGGTAATGGATAACTAAGTTGACCACTTCCAATGTAATTGTCTTGTAAATCATATAAACAGTATTCTATTATATCTATCGTTAATGAACCAAATGGAGCAACAGGATCACCTTCATTTAAACCATTTAATTCTACCAATGGTAAATGTTCTGCAGTTAATCTTGATAAAAGACCAGTTCTTGGATCTATTGTTAATTGTTTTTTAGGCATTAGAATTCCGTAAATTCTCTATCTATTATGTTATTAAGTTCTTCACCTTCTTCATAATCAAAATAACCATCTTCATATTCAATAGTATGTAAATCTCCTACAGTATAACTTGTACCATCCGTTCCTTGTCCAGGAACTATATTTTCAAATAAAATAATATTTCCACTATTCTTGTCGCGTAAAATAGTTTCTTCTGGAGATATTGATTCAACTGTATTTCTAATTCTTTGTAAATATGCTACCTCGTCTGCCCTTTCGAGCTCTTGATAATATTGATGATTTACTAATTCCCCTTTTGTGTATGGCATTTTTTATCTCACTACTTTAAATGAATGTTTTTCATCATAGAATTCTACCGTTTCATCGGCAGTTCCACTTCCACTCACAATTTTATATTCTATTCTGTAAAATCTTTCAGGTTGTAATCCATTCATCCACATATTAAAATAATTACTTGTTGAATCACAACTTACTACTGAACCACTTCCGAATGGAATAATTACTTCTTCAGTATATGCATCTTTAATTTGATAATAGGTACTTCCACTTGGTAGATATTTTACAGATTGGTGTCCAGTTTGGTATTGTCCTGTAGAATATGACTTTTCAGGATACCTTTCTCTACCAATAACTCTAAATTTTACTTTTGATTTTTCTTTATATTCAGGTCGTAAACTTCTCATATACAGGACCATATCTTCTAAATTGGCAGATGAAAGTGCCGACAGGGAACCAGTTACCCATTTTGAATCATCCCAAACTACTTCTAATTTTGGTTGATAAATCGTATGTGTTTCTCTACCAAAAAATAAAAAATTACCATATCTTGTAGTATTTGCCTCTTCTGCTGAACCAGAATTTCCAACACTACCACTTCTCTTTAACATAAATCCTTCATTTGGTACAACTTTTCCTAACCACTTATTAACAATATCAGTTACATCCATTCTTAAATCTGATGGTTCGTGGTTGAAAGATTGGGAAGCTTCATATCCACTTCCACTATACCAAGTTCCACCCGATGCGGAAACTGGTGTATGCCATTGAGTTCGTATAGTAGAATTATCTTTATATTTCCAACTTGCCCCATCTTCAATCTTAGGATTTGCACCTTTATATCCAGATCCCATTTCCCAAGATTGACTAATTGGATATGCATATAAACTTTGTGATGTATTTAAAGCTTCAGAATTTGCATCATATAAATTTAAATAATATTTTGGATTAGTAATTAATCCATTATGAACTGATGATGAAATGTAAGATAAATTAAACTTAATAAGTGCTCTCGAAACGTTAATTATCGTTCCTGCTGAATTCATATCTTTTCTAACTTCAAGTATTTGGTCAAGTCCAGTATTCATACTCTGACTTTCTTCATATAAAGTTGTATCTTTTGTTGCGTATTCAAAATAATGCATTATATATCTCCTAATACCCTACCACGAATATCTGTATCTGGTAATTTGAGTTCAAATATTGATGGATCTGTAGACGGATACACCACTCCATTAAAAGTTGCTGCTCTAATATCATAAATATTATTAGAATATCCTTGTGTCGATCCCCATTTATTAGTGACGATAACTAATTCATCTCTACCTTCTTGTGGTTTAACTATAGTTGCAACTCCTTCTACAGATAATATTTCAGCTACTACATCGGCTAAAATAATAGGTTGATTTATTTGCCATTTTTTTATGTCAAAATATAATTTTAATTTGGAAACACAATTTAATAATACTTCATTTTTATTAAATCCCTTTTTAGTAAAAATTGCAAAATCAATTCCAATATTACATATCCACGCATCTTTAATTTGTACTGCATCTGTCATTAATCTATATTGACTTAAATATATTTTTATATTTTCTTTAACTGCACTGTTTAATCTTGCTAACTTCCCAAGTGAATTATATCCTAAACTATACATATTTAATGCCAATGGATTCGGTTGAAATGTTGGGTCTGATTCATTTTGACCAGCAGCAGCAACTTGTTCATCTTGTATCATATAAACTTTTGCTATATTACCATATTTTGCAGGTAATGAATATACACGAGTTATATAATCGTCTTTAGTTACTGCCCTACTTTGTGCTTGAAAATATGCAAGTGCATTCACTCTAACATCCTCAAGTGTTTCTGCCCCACTACCTCCCATTGCTGGTGTAGGATTACTTACTGCTAAAGAATTTTTTGCAATAGTTTCTAAATTAGAATCTAAAGATAATGAACTATCAAATGTTATACCAGAATTACCAGTAATATTTTTTATACTGTTAGCGGTGGTATTATCTGATCCTCCACCACCATACGAATACTTAATTGTAAGAGTTGTATTTGCTGGTGCCTGTCCATATGTAGCCGTATTAAGAAAATTTGCTGGATCAAATGCCGTATCAAGAAAAGTTGGTGTTCCTGGTAAATTAGAACCTACATTTGATGGATTTGGAATAATTTCCTCATCTGAATTTGATGATATTCCTGAACCAAATCTTAATTCAGTTTTGCCATCTGGTCTTATATAAGTTGTAAATCTTCTTGGCGTCTTAACAAGTTTTAATAAAAATGGTGCAAAATTTCTACCTTCTACTAAATCAGGAGAATTTAAAGATGTATTTTCCAAATCTGCATATACCGTATCTTGTGCTAAAAATGGAACTTCATACCATTTATTTCCATCACTATCTGTTACTGTAAGAATTTCTAATACGGGAGATTGTGCAAGTACAATTCTTTTATATTTTTCTGCTGCTCCACACGTATAATAATCAGTTATAACATTTCCACTAACCGCCTTTACTGATTTTTGTAACAACCATTTTGTGATGTTTTGACTATCATCTACTTCAAAAATGTCCTCTTGTCGTGGACTTACTGAACTTGAATCTCTAAACGCAACATCTTCAGTAGTTCTAAAAACTGTTCCATTCGTGGCTGTTGCTGTCATTCCTGCAGGAACTGTAAGACAATAATTTTCATTTGGTTGTCTTTTTTCATCTTTAACACTATTAGGATCTGCCGGTACAGTTTGAAATACATTAAGTTGTACAGACGCTGGTGAAGATTGTCTTGGTTTATATCCATATCCTTGTGCAATTTCATATATAGTTTTCTTTTCTTCTGCATAAGCTAACATACTTTCTTTGAATTGTTCGTCAATATAATATGACAATACGTCCCCTACATATGATGCCATTTCAATGAACATCATTCCTGGAGATGATTCATTAAAATCGTTATATGTATTTGGAAAATATGTTTGTGCGAATTCTATTAAACTATTTCTAAAAGCACCAAAATCTTTATTTAAATATTTAACATCTTTATTAATTATTTGCGGCATTAATCTTCTCCACTTATTTTATTATTCTTCAGGTACATATGCTTCTGGCAATTCGTATCCCTCTCCACCACCTACATTCATACCAACATCTGTTGGTACATAATCTGACCATTGTGCGAAATTAGCAGTAACTTCAGATTCGTCTGGATCGTTTACCAATGAAAATTTAAGAGATACATCAACTTGATTACCGTTGGTATTAGGATAAGTAATCTGTATATCTTTAATTACTATATAACTCAACCACCTTTCCATCACGGTTTCTATTTCTTGTTTAATTATATCTATATACTCATCATTCATTGGTTCAAAAAGTAAATGGTGGAGTCTTGAACCAAATTCCGGCATTCCCAATCTCTCACCTGGGATAGTCTGTAATAACACTTTAACATTATATGAAGCTTGTTCACGTACAGTTTGTGTTCGGGGGAAAAATCCTTCTACACCGGCCTGTGCAACATCACTTGAACGGTCTGGATCGTTAGGATCAAGAGCACTTTTTTGATATGGATCCTCATATCTCAGTGGAAGTTGTAATCCTATAAAAACATCAGGATTTAAATCCTTTTCTCTATTTCCCATTTTATTTCTCTTTTAATTTCCTATTGCCTGCCAATAAAAAGTTTGGTCTCCATCAATAGACGCATGTCTATTAATCTCAAAATTGGTAGTTGTAACATTCTGTACTGGAAGTAAATATTGTGAATCTCCATTTGTCCTATGCGTGACAACATTAAAACACGCATTAGGAAATGCTAATGAAAACTCAAAATTTTGTTCATCGTCTGATGAAGAAGTTCCTGTTCCCCATTGTAATATAATACCATTTGGTAAATAAGTGTGCCCATTAACATCTGCTACACTTTCCTTTATAGACACATTTCCTTCAAAGGTTGTATCTCCGAGTACTTCTAAATCTTCTTCTACCGATACTCGACCTCGTAATACAGTTTCATCTTGAACTTCCAAATTTCCTTCAACTGTTGAATTACCTTCAACTACAGAATCCTCCATAATCTGTAAATCTTGTTCACCTATAATATCTCCACCTTTAACACGAAAATC